TAGTTGCCCCATCATATTACTTAATAATACTTGGGGATTCTTCCCACTTTGCATTAATTGTTGAACTTGATTAAATGCTTGTGGGTTTCTTTGTTGCAACATACCCATCAACATTTGTTGAGGGTTCATCATATTCATTAAAGGATTCACGCTTTAAGCTCCTTTCTAGGCGTTTCTTTCTCTGCCTTTGCATTTATATTACTTCCGTTTGTTAGACCTAATATCATAGCTTCTAGCTTGTCTAAGCGTTGTTCTATGTTATCTTTCTTCGGCTCTGTTTCTTCTTGGAATCTGTATTTCTTGAAACTGCCGTCTAATGATTTCATATAGAATACTGAATCATTTCTATCTAGCATAATACTAGGCAAACCATTCACCATCATATTCCTTGCTTCTTGTTCATTGTTGACCCACTTACCGTTGAAATCATTCAACGCCATATTAGGCGTGATTTGGTTGTTAATATTAATAGGTGGAATATTTGCCATCTGTTGAATTGTCTGTAATTGCGATTCAATCATCTGCTTTTGATTCATTAAATTGTTAATTCTGTCATTGATTGGATTATACATTTCGCTCACCTCTTTACACCTTTAATTATATTCATGAGCAATTTCAATTTGTTTCCACATTAATGTCAAATAAATGTCAAAAAAAAGAGGTCTTTCAACCTCTTAATTCTCGTCTAGATACGTTTCTTTTTCACTGTTTTTTCTTGGTGGTAGGACTGCACTATATTTCTCTACTGTATCATACTTATTCTTAATCTTTTTGATAATTCGATTCACACTAGAAACACTCATATTCAATTTATCGGCTTGTTCTCTAACTGTCCATCCGTATATTCTTGTTCTTAGAATCATTTCTTCATCTTTAGTTAATAAAGCTAGATTAATAAATTCTTCAAGAATTATCTTATTCCAAGGTACTTGATTCGTCATTGTCTTGTTCTTCGTTAACGAGTTTATCTGCTACTTCTAATCCTTTAGTTAATACGCTAGGGACGCTATATCCACATTGTACAAGGTTCTCAATAATACTACGCACTTCATTAATGCATAAAGAAGCTAATACGAACCATCCTAATAATGTTGTTACATGGAAATCAATTCCTAACATTTCTCCAATTTCAACCAAGAATGCACTGAATGTGAACGCAACCACAATCATAATCCAATAGCCTAGCTTTTTTAGGACTCCAATCCATCCTTTATTGCTATTGATTTTGTGATTAATCGCCGACTTCATACATCCTGTAATATAATCCACTACATTCATAAATAAGAAGAATGCAAATAAATACCAATGCTCACCTAATACGTATGTTAATACGGCAACAGCTACTCCACCCATTGCATTCATCTTGTCTAGAAAATACATACTTCTTGTTATTTGTTTAAATCCTCCATTGTTCTTTTCTATTAAATTCACTCCTTACATGATTTTTAAATTATCAACCTCTAATTCTAAGGTTCTATATCCATTCTTAATGACTTCAAATATATTTCTAATTCTTGCCGTCATTACTAAACCAATATCTGCTACTACTACATCAACTTTATCACCTAAATCAAAATCAACCTTGTATTCGTATGAATCGGTATTCAATCCGAAATTCACATTCTCTTCAATTTGACAATCTGCTAGTTTTTCAATTCCTTTTTGAATCAATACTTTCTTGTAATCCTCAAGTGTCACATCATCCCCCATACGCTCAGAACGTGCGTCTACGAACAATTTTTTAATCCGTTCATTCTTATCTATTCTAGCGTCATATTCTACATAAATACGCTCTTCTGACTGTCCTTCACCACAAATGATTGCATAATTCTTGTATTTACTTGAGTCAATCATAACATCCGGCTCTTCGATGTTTCCGAACTCTGTTGAGAATGTAACGAAGTTATTTCCATCTGTATTGTTTTGTGTTAAATCACGACCTCGATACAATACGAATGTGAACGTACTTGATACATAATCATATTCTATGCGAAAAGATAATTCTAACGGATACAATAACTCATAAAGCTTTGTATCAAGGTTTGCTCCTGTTTCTTGAAAATCTACTCTATCGGTAATGGATTCATCATATCTATATCCCATTTCCCATGAGCAATACTTATCTAATAGCTTCTTAACTACATCAACTATTTTTCCGCTACTAGAGAATGTAGGATAAATACAATCATCTGCTAGAATCTTTTCAAAAAATGAACCTTTTAACAACATTTGTTTTGTGTTGTTTGAAACTGAATAATGTGGTATTTCAACGATTCCTAATTCTTTATCATCCGTAGAATAGATATATTTGATATCACTCGAATACTGCCCTATATCAATATAAATTTCAAAATCTCCTGTTTCATAATATCGCCTATTCCACTGCACGTTATAAGGTGCTAGATGTGTGACGATATTGAAATTCTTATCTAATCCAAAGTAAGACATACTATAAACCTAAATACCTTTCATTATAATAAACCGTACAAGCTAGGTTCGTATCTCCATTGTCTGCCGTATATCCTATGATATTCTCACCTAACTGAATCGTCATATCATTGAATGATGATGTTCTGTCAACTTTGCCGATACAATTCACACCATTCTTTTTAATCGAAATAGGTTCTGAAACTAAATCAATTTCTAACACATCACCATTGTGTAGTGTATCTAATACACGAATATATTTATCTTTATTGAATAGTTTCGGATTTGTTACCTCTCCAAATGCTTCAATAACGGCTCTACAGTATGTTTCTGTATCGCCTTGATTATCAATATAGATTTCTCTAGCGAATGTAAATGTTCCAAAGTTTACGCCTGTTTCCGGTATTTCAAAATTGAACGCTAAACCTTCACCAATTTCTGCTATATTCCTTGCGAAATCATCAAATGAAAGCAATAAAGGTTGTGTGCATAGAATTGTAAAGTTAAGCTCTAAATCTTTGTAGATGTTAACTGTAGGCAAGCTATACGCATATAAACGACCTCTACAATATTTCTTTTCTCCCATGTACTCAACTATCACATCAAATATATGAGAATATTGGAAGAAGCGTCGTAGCTTCTCCCTTTCTTCTCTTTTTTCTTCTAGTGAACCTTTAAAGGTAGCTTTCACGCTTCTTTCTTTCGTTGGAATACGTGAACCGATTAATCTAGCACCATTTCCGAATGCATTGTCTTGAGTTGTATATGAAGGTGCTACATAATCAAATCCATCTAAACCGTCACTAGATGGTATTCTCCATCTTTTGTTGTCGATTTCAAACTCTTTGCCATCATCCCTACGGACAATAACTCTTACTTTATTGATATCTATTGAACTACACCTCCATATCCATATCTTGCTTGCATACGTAACATTCTAGCGATTTCATCCGGACTTTGAGCTTTATTGTAGAAGTTGATTGTCTGTCCGTTGTTATTCGTTGTAACACTAGGCATAATTTTGGCCATATCTTTAGCCACGGCACGAATCCATGCTTTATTTTTTTCTAAAGGCACGACTGCTTCCGCTCCGTTACCTTCCAACAAACCAATTTGACCACGCTTCAATACACCACCACGCTCTAGTCTTGGAATCTTTCCAATGTGAACTCCAGGAATCTTATTGATGATACCGATTGCACCGTTAATACCACCGATAACACCATTTACCATTCCTTTTACACTTCCAACTAATGAACTAACTGCTCCTTCAATTCC